TGACAAAAGGCTCTCTGTGGTTGTAGAGCTGCCAATGCTATCAGAGTAGATATTGCGAAGGGAATCAATCTTTTTATCAACTGCATAGATTTCTCTAATTATAATGACTCGGCTTGTATCACGTTGGAATGTCGCAGTAGGACTCGAGGTATGGCGTGTTAATAGTAAAGCTAATACCATGCCCAGCAACAACGTCAGTACGGGAATCAAAAAAGGGTTCAGCGTTTCCGCTAACCACGATCTCAAAGTCTGCATCGGTTACGTTTCTTTTAAGTAGTGTTACAATGTCAATAATTATTCCTGCCGTGTCTGAAAGAACCTCAATCGTGTTAGAACTGCTTTCAAACTGCCTATCCATCACAAGCATAGAGAAGTCATAGTTGACCGCCTTCTGCTCAGTGTTAAATGTGAAGCCATTTGGTACAAGCCATACAAGAGGGTAGTACTTAACCTCGTCAACAGCGAAGTCAAACTCTGCCCCCACTGCGAACTTTCCCACCATTTTGTGAGATTCCGCTTGGGTTTTTATCTTTTCGATGATTTGGTTGAGCGTCATACTTTTTTAATTTGGCTTCGTTTTTTAGCCTCCATTTATTTTTTGTAGTCATCAGGAAAGTCATAATTGTAGAAACAGTCATCATCCGTACCCGGTAGATACATTCCTCCAAAATAAGCCGTGTTCTGTGGGCGTATTACATCAAAGCCAGTACCAGGGTTAAGATACTTCGGATAGATAGTTGGATTCTCTTTCAAGAAGTCACGCAACCTTTCTGCATAGTATTCGGCTTTGTCTCTGTATCGCTGCTCAATCTGTGTCAATTCTCCTGTTGTTATAGGTGTTGCGTTTTCAGAGTTACGAGATGCGACAGACTTATTCATGAACTTGAACGTCATCGGAAGCATCGACTCGGTGAGTGAGTAGTATTTAAGACAAGGTGCAATGTAACTATCAAGTAATGTAGTGTTATCTGTTGTCAGTGTACCATTATAAGCCTGATCTTGCAGCTCATCGTATATACCCGACCCAATCACATCTCTGATATAAATCTCTTGAGCCTCTTTAATTGCTGCCTTGAGAAGCTTATCGTCTAAGTTCTCGTTGATTGGTGTGTTATCCTTTAAGTAGGTAACGGATACAAAATATACAAAGTTAGCCATTGATTCTTCTTCTTAATAGTTGTGGTTGCCAAATGTGTCTGCAATAAGGAACGTGAGTCGTTGTGCCTTTAATGGTCATCCATCCGCCCCGTCTTTTCCATGCTGAATAACCTGGGTCATTGTACTCTCGTGCAAGTATAACAGAAATTTGGTCTATTTCTTCACGAGTGTAAACTCGGTTGAGTCTTATCATCCTCTGACAAAAGTCACGAGATGTAGGCAATAAATCGCCTCCGCTAATACCCGGTGCTTTTTCATAAGTGTAACGAGTCACAATCTCTGTTCCTACATTAGAATTTTCAAGAGTGGTCGTTCCTTCAGGTGTAATTCTGAAACCATCGTCAACAGATTCAATCAATCCTCTCTGTGCCATGTCGTCAACCTCTCGCATTATCTCCTCCACAGGCTTCTGAATGTTGTTAGAGAGCGTTTCTAAGGTGATTCCCTCGTTACTATACAACCACTGCAAAATCATAGCTTGTAGAGCATCTCCGAACTCTAAGGGAACAGCCTCGAAGTTGTCTGCATCTTCACCGAACTCAGCAAAGACTTTTAAATCTTTGTCATCATCCCAACCGAAAGGATTCTCACAACTTTCACATTTCACTTGTTCAGACATTGCTGTTGTTGCTGACATACCTAACTCGATTCTTGCCTCATCTCTGTCGATGATGCCTTTCTCAAATAGTTGAACGTAATCAAGTCCTATCGGTGGCTTGTTCTTAGTTTTTAGCTTGACAGGTGTGATGTATTTGAAGATAGAACTCAAAGCCCTGTCCATCTGATTCTGACGTGGCTCAATGTAGGAAGTTTGGAACGCCTCAAACGCTTCAATCAACTCGTTACGCCCTCCTAACTGTCCCTCGGTCTTGATACCGAAAAGCATCGGAGAAGTAACTCGGTGAGCCATCAAAATCTCCTCTTGTACTGTGTTGTTGAGAATGTCAAATTGCTTGTCGAAGTCTGAAGGTGCAAGGTTGTTAACTACTGAAGGAGTTTCGTTCGGATCGTTGAACTGAATGATGATGCTTCCAGCGTTATCTGTGCCTGTGAAATTATCTTTAAATCTACGAATTGTTTGCCTACTCTCTTCAGGAGTTGGCACCCCCTTGAAGAGCTGCAGTAGGGTTTGAGCAGAAAAGCCCGATTTAATAGAGTTCAAATGAAAGTTTGCAATCTCTGTGTCTATCTCGATGTACTTAAGAGCTGACTGATACGGAGCAGTTGGATACTCGCCACATCCTGCTTTGTACATCTTAAAATAAAACACTTGCTTAGATTCTCTCGTGTTGGGATTCCAAGCGTAGTAATGGTCAGGTTTGACTTTTCTATCGCTCCAATCTTCAGCATACAAATAATGACCATCTAACGAGTGACGTACATTCTGAAACGGCAGATGATAAATCTCAGCTATTTTAGTCTTGGCTTTGTTCCAAATGATTTCAAGAGCGAAGCCGTCAAACAACTCAAGGTCTTGAGCTATTTTGTTTTTAAGGCTGTCAAAATCTTCGTAAGCGTTAATTGAATCAAGAGCATCGTTTGCTTTAGCAATGTCCTCTGTGTTGTATGCGATTATCTCGGTTTTATCACCGGCTATGAAGTCTGCTTTCTGAGTAACAATCGCACCGTGTTTTGGTGAGCTGTTAAACAAGTCAATCAACATCTGAGGGTAAGCGTTATCCTGCCCATAAGTCAAGAAGCCTTTTGCTTTGTTCTCCTTGAAAATGGGTATTTTGCTTTCCGCAAAGTTGATCCGTATGAAGTTATTTTCCATCTTTTTTATCTTTTGCAAATATTGACCCAACACCAGCGACGATGAACGCCCCTGCCTCTGTGAGTGTTGCCTTGTTAAATCCAACAAGTAGCAACGCCCCTACTATTAGCAGAATGCCCAACGTGGTGGTCTTTGTGTTTTTAAAAATTCTCTCAAACATTTTTCAGCCTTTCGTTTTCTTTTTCTAAGTTCTTTACTCGTTCCCTTAGTGTGCTAACCTCACCTGTTAATGAGATGACAGTCGCTTGTGCCGTTTGTAACTCTTGTTTTAATCTGTCAACCTCACTGAGTATCTGGTCACGAAAAAGGTTTTGGTCTTTATTTTGGTCTTTATTGTCTTGATGCTTCAACTCTAACTTTTTGGCGTAATACTGCCACGCTCCTGCTCCTCCAAGAACTCCGACGATTGCGATTAATATACTTGCTATACTATCCATACTAAATTGACTTAGATACTCCACGATGCAACTTCTCGTTAAAGGTTCTGTAAAGGTTTATAAATGCCATCAAGGTTACCAACGCCCAACCTAACTGTGAACCCGCCATCATCCCAACAAGGGCATAATGTACAACCGTAATCATGGCTAAAATGAAAGCGGCTAAACAAGCGTAGTATCTGCACTTCATATCTTTCATACCCACACTATACAACTGAAAGCCTCCGATTAACACGCCTAATATTTGCACATCTAACAACCACCCTATTTCAAGGATTGCCAACGGCAAAATAAAGAAGTGCAATGCCCCAACGAATAACTCGAACAGGTATGAATCCGAATAGAGCAAAATATCTCGTAAATTCTTAATTACTCGTTTCATATTTCTTCAGGAAAGTTTACTTCAAATTCAGTAGGTTCACCCAAAACTGCTTCCAATCCTTCAACGTGACGGATGTAATAAAAGCCGTCAAGTTCTGAGTAAGAATAGTCAACCCAATAGATAGTTACATCATTAGGTCGTATAGGATAGCCTTTATAATCAGCCGCTTGTTGCCTTGCGGTGATTGCTTCTTGTTCGGTGTTAAATGTGTAGCCTTGCATTAGTATATTGAGTAAAAGTCGTTGATGTTGGTTTCAATGCCCGTGCGGTTGGAGGATTGGTCGGATGGATAAAATACAAGTTCTTGCATTTTAGTATCAGTGTTTAACCCACCTCCAATAGTATATACATTCCAAGCAAAAGCAGTCCAAGTTGATGTTGATGAATTAATAATGCTTTGCAAAGAATACCCATTCAGTATGGTGTAAACATCACCTCTTGTGATTGGCGTTTGAATAATTGAGTTTTTGTACAAATTAGGTGTTCCATAATTTGAATAAATTGAAGTGCTTGTTTGGCCTTGTATACCAATAAATCCATAAGTTCCACCACCAGAATTTCCATTATTAAAATTGACAAATGCAGTATTACTAATATTTTGAACTAAAAAAGTATCCAATCTTGATTGTCCAGATAAAGAATTTGAAAAGAAATGTGAACTATTTGCAGCAACAAATTGAACTGTTGCCTTCCCATTCTCCGTTATCACACTCCCACCACTAACTATTTGTGGTTGATTTGCGTCTGTGCTTTGCGTTGCATTATTGCCATTACCACTTTGGTCGTACCAAGTAGTGACAAAGCCATCAGTTCCCGAACAGAAAGAAGCCAAAGATGTAGTATCAAGTTCATTATCTACAAATCCAATATCTTGCGTTGTATTATCGCTTGAACGCCTTACTTGAATAGCACTTCCTTTATATGCGATTGTTAACAATCGCAGAGAATAAGCCGCAGCCGAATTTGGATAATCGTCAAGTAATCCTACAAAACCAAAATCCTCACTCCCTATCAACCCTAACTGAGTAGGCAACTGTCCAGCGTATAACTTGTCACCAAACAGTTTCTCATTAAAACCTCTGAATATCCCGAAATCAGGCATTAATAATCTCCTTTAATTGCAAAAATGTTCACTCCGTCTGTCTGTGCAACGGTTATCCCTACTAAAACTTTCTGACCGCTTTTGAGTTGCAAGTCACTATATGCCGTCACTTGTCGCTCAGATGTTGTTGTCGTTCCTGCTGTTACTGCCTCCATTGCAATCTCATCGTACAATTTAGGATTTGCTCCTGCTGTGTCCGTAATGAAAATCAAAACAGCGTGAGCCGTGTTATCTCCTCCGACCTTTGCCCCTATTTGTGTGATTTTAGTGCCGTCTGTGGAAGCCGTTAGTAGTTCCGATAAGTTAGCCGTCGTTGCTCCTGTTCTGTCCGTTGTCGCAGCGGTTACCGTTACGATTGCCGTTTCGGGAGTGAGTGCGAATATGGGTGATGTGTTTGCCATTAGTAATTGTAAAATAAGTATAAGTCACCGCCCGTTGAAGGTGGTATTTCTAAATTAGTTAAATTGCTTCCGTCAACAGCAGGAAGTTTGCTATCTGCATCCAACTGCACCAACTGAGATGCTCCGTTAAATGTGTTCCCTTGCTTGGTTACGCTTTCCGCTGTAAGAACTGTCTCAACCTTTGCGTCGGTGTAATACTCGTTTGTGCTTCCCTCTGTTAAGTCATCGGTGGTCTTAGTTGCTAACGATGTATTAAATTTCCCCTCTGTGTAGTAGAAGTTAACCGCACCTTCTGAGATGTCATCGGTGTCAAGTGTTACAGCTCCCGTTTCACCATTTACGCTCTGCACGTTTCCTTGTGATGCAATGGTAATGGTCTGCAAATCATCGTCAAAAGTGATAGAGGTGTTATCTCCTGCAATCAGGGAAGCCTTAACCTTGCTGTAAACTCTTGTATCCGTGAAATAAAGATTTGTGCTACCTTCTGAAAGGTCATCAGTGTCGTTTGCTGCAAGTACTCTCTGTCCAATGTTTTCTAAGTTGGTTCTTTTAGTTAAATTCTCGGAATAGTCAACCACAACAAAACTATCCTGTAAAGGGTCAATAGTTCCGATTGGGTCGAGCTGTGAAATCTTTTGGTTAGCCATAGTAGTTTACTATCCTCCCTCCTTGTTCTAAAGTTAAAAAATCACCGCTTTCAGTAAGCAGAAAGAAAGCCGTCAAAGCATCAACATCGTAGATTTCTTTAGTTAGGTCAACATTACGCTCAAAGCCTGTATCTCTCTGAGTAGTGTACAGAGATTTGTTAAGGTCAACGTCATGCTCCTTTCCTATTGGTCGCTGTGTTGTATATATTTTCTTAGGCAATTTCGTAGAATAGTTCGTCGTTTCTCAATGGTATTACCTTCATTATTCCCGTTTCAACTACCTCATCCGCATTGTTTGGATTTGTATTTGTTGGGTCTTCTTGGGCATATACCGTATATAAATGCTCACCCACATCAAAAGTGGTTGCATCTGTATCTCCTTCAGTTATCTCAAACGAATTAAACCTACCGGTGTAGGCTGATGTATCCGCTAAGATAAAGTTCTTTATCGTGTCGGTTTGGCGTGACTTCATAGAGAACAAATAAGTAGGGTTGCTGATGGTCGTTTTCTCAGTTAGAGTCAAGTACCAGGTCACCGTATCTTGCTTTGTAATCGTGATCATCTATATATAATTAAGATTTTCCGCATTTTGGCGTAAAAAAAAGAGGAGAGCCGAAGCCCTCCCCCATTTAGAAACTATGAAAACAAGAAATTAGATTCCTAAATCAGTAGCAACAGCAGCTTGAACTAAGTATGGAGATTCTGCCTCAATCGCACTTAAAGTGAAATTGTAGCCTTGAACATCGCCCATTGCAGTTCCTGACTCAGAAGTCATTGCAGTGATGTCGCATCCGTACTCGTTACCAGCCAACCAATAGTTATCATTGTTGTCCTTAACTATGCAGAATACACGATTCTGAGCAAGGAGCTTTAACTCATTACGCTTTGTTGTTGACAACTTACGCAAACGAGCCACGATATCAGATTGA